ATTTTTACGAAGTACCTTATTTTAGTGAAGATAGTAATTCTATTAGTAAATTTATAGAATTTATTAAAAATAATAAGGATATTATATTTTATAGAAACAAATGCTTCGGTATTTATGTTAAAAATAGAGATATTGATTATAAACAAATGGAAATTATAATAAATGCTATAAAATAATTATTTTTTACTTATGCAACTATTATTATCATATGTAGATGGCATAAAACTATGTAGATTACCATCATCATTAAAAGCTTCTCTTTGAAGTCTTTTACTATATTTAAAAGAAAATTTAGATAATTTTTTGTTATCATATAATGTCATTATAATAGTATGTAATGGTGCGTCACCCCATCTATAATAAAATATATAACCTAACTTATCGATTTTATTTATAATATCTTTAATTTCTTTTGAATTCCATATGATAGGTCTTGTTATACAAAAGTTATTATAATACATTAATGGCATAGCCATATTAATACTTGATTCATTATACTCTTTTTCATTTATAATTGAATAAATCTCTTTAAATTTATTAAAATATTTACTTGTATTATCCAACCTATGTTCCATAAATAATTCATTTATTTTATCTTTTTTATTAGGATAAATACCTTCAAAAAAGTCCTTCATGCCATAATTGCATATACTACAATCTAAATGTATTATATTTGATATATAATTCAAATCTTTATCCTTCATTATCTGAAACATATCTTCTGTAATTGGTTCTTCGATAATACTATCATCATCAATTCTCATGACATAATCATATTCTTTGCAATATTTAAAAAAATGTTTAATCCAGAAATTACACATAATTCTGTATTTATCATTTCTCCAATATGGTACTGGTTTAATATTAATACTTTTATTCATTTTTGATATATCAATATGTTCTGGAATATTGAAATCATTTTTATCAAGTTCTTGAAATTTGACAATACCTCTGCATTCTCCACGAATACTTAATAAAATTTCATTTTTAGAATTATTATCATAGTCAGATTCATGTAATATTATAATTGGATATTTATATTTAGAATTAAAATTTTTAAACAAAAAATATAAACATGTTTTCAAATATATTTTTCTTTCAGGTGTATTTTGTGTCAATATATATATTGCTGCTTTTAACATATTTATTAAATAATATAATAGTATTTTTATATATTAATCATCTTTATCTATACCGTATAAATAATAATTATTATATAATTTATAAGCTTTCATATCCGCATCACATATTGTATTATTAAATATTGCAAAACTATATAGTATAATATCACATTTTTTATTTTTATTTATTACAAATGGATATAATGGCCTTAATTTTTCATCATCTTGCTTTTTAAATGATGTTTCAAAATCATTTATATAAAATTTAATATCATTATTATCAATTGTTAATCCAATAAAAGTATATTCGCTTCTAAAAATATCTTCGCTCACATCATAAATATTATATGTATATGTATTTATTTTTATTTGTACTGTATATTTTTTCTTAACATATAGCTGATTATAATAAACGATTTCATCATTATAAGTCTTCTTTATGTATTCACACATATTTTTATTGATAACATATTCTCTTTCATCTTCGCATTTTTTAGACAAGTATTTTTTAAATTCATTATTTGATATGTCATTATTATTGTAATAATTATTGTGTATATTTATGCTATTTTGTAAATTTTCAATGAATTTTTTACAATTAGCATCATCCTTACATTTATCATCAATATTATTAACTTTAATTTTATTAGAATTTATGATATTTATAGATATTAAATTGCCTTCATCAGAATTCTCTAAAAATAATAACTGACCCATTTCACCATTTATATTGTTTAATTTTAAAGTAAATAATATAGAGATATTTTTTAATATATCTAAATTTTCAATTATTGGTTTATATTTTTTATCATTTATTTTAATATAATTATTATGTAATATTTTTGGAAAATCTTTTACCTCTTTTTTTGTAAATTTCACTTTTCCAGAAGACAAAGCTGTAATTAAATTTTTAAATTTTGGTGATTCATCATCTTGAATTTCTATAAAATCATTAGGTACATTATTCAATTCTTCCCATTTCATTCCCAATTCATCTTTTATATAATTAGGTGTTATTTCTATTTTAGAATTACTGATATTATATCCACCAACTTCTGCTTTTAAAGGAAATTTAATATATTCCGGATTATTATCAAGTTTAACATTTCCATCTATACTATGTATTGCATTCTTATTATCTAAATTCCATATTTTTTTTTCTTCATCATAATTATCCTTAATATATGAAGATATCAATGTAACAAGATAATGTTTCTTTAATAATCTTTCTATCTTAAAATTATTTATTATATTTTCATTACAATTAATATAATTTTGTTCTTCTTCATCATCATAAGTGCTATCTTTAAATGTTTCAATTATATAATTTTCTTGTTCTATATTACTAAATTCTTCTATATCATCTTGTTCGTCAAAATCATTGTTATTATTTGTAAATTTGAAGTTTAACAATGATATTAATAAAAATATGCCTAATAGAAAACCTATTACGTATAGATATATATCATACATTATTGTTATTCTCTTAATAATTACTATTAAAAAAAAGATATAAGAACTATTGTGAATATTATATTCATATAACAATGGGGAAGGATAAACTTAATACCGTAGACTTTATGTCATTTATTAATAGCATGAGTAAATTAGATGAAAATAATAATCAAAAAAAAAAGAAAAAAGCAAAATGCGTTGTCAAGGAAACAGACAATGATGATGATAATGATGAAGTTGTTGCGGTTAATAAAGATATTAAAGAAACAGACGAAGATGATGTAACAACAGATAGCGACGAAAACGACGAAAACGACGAAAATGGCGAAGACGACGAAGACGATGAAGACGATGAAGACGATGAAGACGATGAAGACGATGAAGACGATGAAGACGATGAAGACGACGAAGACGACGAAGACGACGAAGACGATGAAAATGATTTTGATTTAACAGAAGATAACTTATATAATTTATTTAATAGTTTTTTTACAGATGAATATGGAGTTAATGTAGCAACTTCTATGTCAAATATTTCATACGAATTACATAATCTCAATAAAAATTTAAGTAAAATGCTTAAAGATAAAGAAAAAAAATAATTATATAAATTATGATTGAAATAAAAAACGAATGGTATTGTGACAAATGTAAAAAATATATACCTAACTGTATTGATATTGATTATCATGAAAATACAATTCATCCGAATATGAATAATAAATACGTTATTTCATGGTATAAGAATGGAAAGAAGGGTATGTCACCATATGATTAAGTAATATAATTATCCCATAATTTTTTTTCTAATTTAATATTTATATTATTTTCATCTTTAAGATATAAACCATATTTTCCTATATTTAAATAATAATCTCGATTTTCGTATTTAATTTTTTTAGGAAGAGAAGCTAGAAAACTAATTTCTGTTGCATTTAATTGATTTACATTTATTTTTTTCCATTTTAAATACGATTCAATATTGGTATATTGGTTTTTATCTTTATTATAATAACAATATCCATATTTTGTTGAAATGATACCAGTTTTATAATCTTTAACTTCTTTTTTCACAGGATTTAAAGTAATATTATTAAGTGATGTTTCTATTTTTCCATAAATACATTTCAATATAGTATCCTTGTTATTTTTTCTATTGATTATATCATCTAAATCATTCTCCATGTTTGAAGTAAAATTTAAATCACATAAATACGGCATTATATCATATATATATTTTACTACTTCATTGCCGAGTTCAGTAGGAATTAGTAGATCATTTTGTTTACCACCAAGGTTAATTACTTTGTTACTTGTAATAATATCTCTATCATTTTTTTTCATATTTTCTACAATGTATTCCTGTTGAGGATTTTGACCAAACTCAACATATTTCTTTTCAATTAACTTATCAATAATAGTTGCATATGTATATGGTCTACTTATACCATGTTTTTCTAATTCTTTAATTAGTTGTTCTTCATTATACATGGATGGAATATCATCAATATTTCCATTTGAATTAATTTCATATAAATAACATTGTTCTTTTAGTAATTTTAGAAAATCGCCATATACTTCATTCTTATTACCATATACAATGTTAAATCCATTAAATGTCATATAACTTTTTACACCCTTGAATTTATAAGTATTATTATTTATTATTATTATTATATCAGAATATTCAGCATCAACCATCAATGATGCTAATGTGCGTTTTCTTATCATATCATATAGTTTAGTATGCCCACTATTATATCCTTCAAAATTGCACGTTTCTAAATTAGGATTAGTTATACGAACAGCTTCGTGAGCTTCCTGAGCATTACTTACTTTTGTTTTATAAGTTCTATATTTGGCATAGGTTTCCGTATAAGTATTTTTTATATATCCTAGAAACTTATTTTTGGCATCTTCTGATATATTTGTTGAATCTGTTCGTAAATATGTAATTAAACCATTTTCATATAAATCCTGTGCTAATTTCATAGTTTTTTTTGCATTAAATTTAAATTTATTATAACTATCTTGTTGCATTGTAGTAGTTGTATATGGTGGTGGTGGTGATACTTTTCTCGTTTTTATTTCAAATGATGTCTTCCATATTGACATAATTTCTAAACTATTTATAATGCTTTTAATATCATCAATATCATATGACTTATAGTCATTGTCTTCGAATTGTAATCTACCTATTATATCCGATTTTTTGGATTTTTTATCAAATATAAAATTAGCTTCTATTTTCCAATATTTTTTGATTTCTTTTGAATTAATTAAATTTCTTTGATTTATACATATTATTAATCCGGCTATTTGAACTCTTCCAGCACTAAGATAATTTTTATTAAACTTCGTCCATAATACTGGCGATACTTTATATCCAATTAATCTATCAACAATTCTTCGTGTTTCTTGTGCATTTACTATGTCTATATCGATATTTCGAGGATTATTAATAGCATTTTTAATTGCGAAAGGTGTAATTTCATTAAATGTTATTCTATGGCATTTTTTGTCTTTAATAATATCTTTAATAGCATGCTTTACATTGTTTGCTATTGCTTCTCCTTCCATATCAGGATCCGCCGCTAAATATATAATATCTGATTTTTTTACTAATTCACGAATATTACTTATTATTTTAGGATTTGTTTTAATATATTCTATTTTCCAAGTTTCAGTATCAAAGCCTAATTTTTCGTTGGGCATATTATATATGTGCCCGCCTGTAAATGTTACAGTAAAATTATCATCATTTACATATTTTTTGATAGTCTTTGTTTTAGTGAAACTTTCCACAATTATTAAGCTCTTCATATTTTATTTCTAAAATAAAATTATATAATCATTTTTTACTTAGTTTTCATATAAATACTATATAATTAATATAAATATTAAGTAATGCTTTATTTAACATATTATACAGGGCATAATGATGGGTTTGGAGCACAATACCAGCGTATTTTAGGAATATATAGTTTATGTAAAAAATATAATCTTCAATACTATCACACGAAATTAGAAGATATAGAATATCAAGGATTAAAATCTCTTGAAAAAAACTCCAATTCTAAAATTTTTATAGAAGAATGTAATAATAGAATTGAAATAAAAAATAATAAAAAAATACAATTTTCGGATGTATTAGAACTGATATCAATTAATGAAGATATTTTATTAACTTTAAAAGATAGATGTGAAAATACTAATATATTAGTAAAAATACGCTATCCTTATAATATTACTGATAAAGTTCCTGATATATATTTACCTTGTAAGAACTTATATAAAACACAAATAATTAAAAATTCAAAATTAACAATTGGATTACATGTAAGAAGAGGTGAACTAAATGTTGTAGATAGCGATAGAATGTTACCCAATGAATATTATATTGGTAATGCTATGAAAATTATAAATATATGCAAGCTATGTAATATTGAATATATTGTTGAGCTCTATACTGAATTACCTGAAAAAGATTTACTAGTAACAGGTAATCATCCAGGTATTAATGGGCGCATTAAAAATGATATTATTATAAAAAAAAATGCACACAAAATAGAAGAGTTTGATATTTTACCCAATTTGAAAAAATATGTAAATGAAGAATTACTAATTACATTTGATAGAATGATTAATTGTGATATATTGATT